GCAAGAACATAATGGCCGTTGATGACCGCATACATGACGGCGGGTTTGAGCGTATCAAACTTCATGCGGTAACCCTCATAAAGAGAGTCTTTAGCTTCAGTGGGGACTTCTTTGGGGAAGTCTTTCACGTTGGCCAGAACGTATCGGGCCACTGACTCCAAGGTCTGGTGAGCACCGGCTTGTTGGAAGGCCGAGTCTTTCAAAGAAGTGAAAGAAACTTGCGTGGCGGATTCCACGACTTTTGCGGCTGATTTTGCCATGTTCAAATCTCCATAAAATGAACGATTGATAAATACTGAGCGCTGAATTGCAACTCAGTGATTGAATAGTGGCACGAACAAGGACCTTAAGTAAAGTTTCACGTGGGGATGGAGTCTTATTTAGCGACCTTGCGACTCGCACGCACTCATTCGCGCGACGGAAAATAACTGGTATCAAGCCATCCCCGAAGGGATGGCTGATGGTCAACGCTTGAAGTAATCGCTACGCAGTCTGCTGTACTCAGCGCCCTCGAGCTTCGCACAGAATGTGGCACGTTTCACATGGGCACGCCATATGTTGATCTGTCCTGTAGTCATGATGTATCCTTAGATGAGGGGACCGAAGTCCCCTCGTTGGTTAGCGGTAGTAGCGTACCGCGACACGTTGACCAAACACGTTGGTGACCATTGCGAACACGTCCTTGTTAGGGTACGCTTGCATCCAAGCCTTAGCGCTAGCCAAGGTCCAAGCTGTGTGGGTCTTGACGATGTCGCCCCACTGAACTGACACTGTGTACATGTATGTACTCCTATCTGCTGACCCCGTGCGATGTGCTGAGTCAGTGATGTAAATGTGCCATAGATGGTGGGTATAAGTAAAGTTTGGCAAGGGGACACCCCCATCCCCCCACCCCCCAAGGCTGTCAATGGGTCCCCCCGCATACCCCATACCCCCTAACTCGCACAAATAACTCCACATTTTTTTCAAACACCCCCCACCCCCTTCACGAATTACACATACCGGTCAATCCAAACTCACCTAGAAACACCCCCCGGTAGGATTCCTAACCTCCCCCTTGCACAAAGATATATTTTTCTGTTACATTAAGACAACTGCCGAAGGAGCCTTCGCTGACATGGACCAGATAATGCCGAATATCGAGGAAAACATTCCTCTGCCACAGAACGCCAAAGAGGCGTTCCCAGACTTGTCGCCTGCTGAAGAACTGCAGATGCGAGCCAACGTCATCAAGCTAATGTCCGACCTCACGGGTCAGGCGCTTACCCCCACCCAAGAAAACGCCGATCAAGCTACAGCCCTAGCTCGTCAGATGGCGCAGGACCCCAAACACCGGCCCGAGTTTGCTAACTACCCCAACGAAACCTTGGCGTTTCTTGCCGGCATGGTTGCTCAGATGAACGTATCTATCGTTGAAGAGCTATCTGACTTCAAAATGTACGTGGTTAACAAGCTTGTGTATGAGATTGAGAACGCCCGCGACCCTAAAGCACGACTTACTGCCCTAAGAAATTTAGGTGAGATCGACGGCGTAGACGCGTTTAAGAAACGCACAGAGGTTACGCATAAGATTTTGACTGCCGAAGAGGTAGAAAAAGAACTTCTGGAGACCTTACAAAGTCTTGAGGGTAAGGTTATTGATGTTGAAGCGCGCGAAGTGATAAAGAATGAGCCAAGCACTGACGCCTGAAGCAATTTTTAGACTGCGCCAAGCCTTGCCAGCCATGCCTGACAAGCAGAAAAGGCGCACTCTCGAGCTTTTGAAACAGTACGACGCACAGATGACCCAGAGTTTGGGTAAGGAGAGCTTTCTTGACTTCATTCAGCACGTCTATCCGGGCTATAAAGTGGGACCTCACCACCTTAAGCTTATACAAATTTTTGAAGATATCGCTGCAGGTAAGAAAAAACGAGTCATTGTTAACATTGCTCCACGACACGGTAAGTCTGAGCTCATATCCTATCTTGCGCCAGCGTGGTTCTTGGGTAAGTACCCCCAGAAAAAGATCATCATGGGTTCTCACACGGCAGATTTGGCTGTTAACTTTGGCCGTCGTGTGCGTAACCTCGTTGGATCGGAAGCTTATAAGGGCATATTTCCGCAAGTAGAGCTCCAATCGGACTCTAAATCTGCATCAAGATGGGGAACAAACTTTAATGGCGAATACTTTGCTATTGGTGTTGGAGGTGCTCTCGCTGGTCGCGGCGCTGATCTTTTCATTATTGACGATCCACACTCTGAACAAGAAGCCAAAACCGGACGACCAGATGTTTTTCTTCCTGCTTGGGAGTGGTTCCAGTCTGGCCCTCTTCAGCGCCTTATGCCGGGTGGTGCGATCATTATTGTGATGACTCGTTGGTCCAAATTGGACCTGACGGGCATGATTGTTCAGCAAACTGAACGCAATGAAGACGTAGATGCGTGGGAAGTGGTGGAGTTTCCCGCCATCAAGGACGACGGACAGGCGCTTTGGCCAGAATTTTGGGATGTTGAGGAGTTGCTTGCCAAAAAAGCGGCTTTGGACATCCGGTATTGGAACGCACAGTACATGCAAAAGCCCACCTCTGAGGAGGGGGCACTGATTAAGCGTGAGTGGTGGCAGATTTGGGAGGGAGAAGACCCTCCCCAGTGCGAATTCACCATTATGTCGCTCGATGCCGCGCAAGAAGCCTCGAATAGGTCCGACTACAACGCCTTGACAACGTGGGGGGTCTTCTACAACGAGGAGACTCAGAACTTTGCCATCATTCTCTTGAATGCGATCAAGAAACGCATGGAGTATCCGGAGCTTAAGAAGCTGGTGCTTGAAGAATACAGAGAATGGCAGCCGGATGCGTTCATGGTGGAGAAGAAATCCAACGGATCGGCTCTGTATCAGGAGTTCAGACGTATGGGCATCCCCGTAGGGGAGTTCACGCCGGGTAAAGGACAGGACAAGATAGCGCGGGTGAACGCGGTGTCCGACTTGTTTGCCTCAGGCATCGTGTTTGCGCCTGACCGCAGGTGGGCTAAGGAAGTAATAGAAGAGTGCAATGACTTCCCAGCGGGCACTAACGACGACTTGGTGGACTCCACAACACTCGCACTGTTAAGATTCCGGCAGGGTGGGTTTCTGCGTCTTCCGACGGACGAGCCGGAAGATAATTTTTTAAAACAGTATCGCAAAAAAGCTGCGTATTACTAAGGATACATCATGGCGACGAATATGGACAAGGCTTTGTACGAAGCTCCTCAAGGACTGGATCAGTTGGGGGAGATGGAGGAGCCAATCGAGATTGAGATCGAAGACCCCGAGTCTGTACGCATCCAAGCTGGTGACGTAGAGATCGAGATTGAGCCGACAGAGGATGATGACGAGTTCAGTAAGAACTTGGCTGAAGAGATTCCTGAAGATGTCCTTGCCACACTCGCTAGTGAATTAATTGGCGACTACGATTCTGACGTGTCCGCCCGCAAAGACTGGATACAGACCTATGTCGATGGCCTTGAGTTGCTGGGCCTGAAGATGGAGGAGCGCACAGAGCCGTGGCCCGGTGCTTGCGGCGTGTATCACCCACTGCTCACAGAAGCGGTTGTGAAGTTTCAAGCTGAGACGATGATGGAGACGTTCCCTGCATCGGGTCCTGTCAAGACGAAGATCATCGGCAAAGAGACCCCTGAGAAGAAAGACGCAGCAGAGCGAGTTCAGGAAGACATGAACTATCAGCTCACTGACGTGATGAAAGAGTACAGGCCAGAGCACGAGCGCATGTTGTGGGGCTTGGGCCTTGCTGGTAACGCGTTCAAGAAGGTGTACTTCGATCCGGCACTTGATCGTCAGGTGTCTATGTACGCGCCAGCGGAAGATGTAGTCGTGCCCTACGGCGCTTCAAGCCTCGCGGATGCAGAACGTATCACGCACGTCATGCGCAAGAACAAGAACGACATCAAGCGGCTGCAGCATGAGGGCTTCTACCGTGATATTGACTTGGGTGAGCCTACCCAGACAATGGACGAAGTTGAGAAGCGCATCGCAGAGAAGATGGGCTTTCGCGCAACACAGGATGACCGATTCAAACTCTTGGAGATGCAGGTCGACCTAGACCTCAAAGGCTATGAACACAAAGACGAAGACAGCGGCGAGGAGACGGGCATCGCACTCCCGTACATCGTCACGATTGAGAAGGGCACAACGAACGTCCTTGCGATCCGCCGCAACTGGGAGCCAGACGACAAGCTCTGTCAGAAACGCACGCACTTCGTCCACTACGGTTATATTCCCGGCTTCGGTTTTTATAACTTTGGCCTTGTCCATCTTATTGGTGCTTTTGCTAAATCTGGCACTTCTATTCTTAGGCAGTTGGTTGATGCTGGAACTCTATCTAACCTCCCCGGCGGCTTTAAGACTCGAGGGCTACGTACCAAAGGTGATGACACTCCAATCTCTCCGGGCGAGTTCCGTGACGTAGATGTGCCTAGCGGCACGATGCGTGACAACATCATGCCCCTGCCATACAAGGAGCCGTCACAGGTCTTGGCGGCGCTGCTCAACCAGATCATTGATGAAGGTCGCAAGTTCGCTGGCGCTGTAGAGCTGCAGACATCGGACATGTCGGCGCAGGCCCCCGTGGGTACAACACTGGCCATCCTTGAGCGTCAGCTCAAGACTATGTCGGCTGTTCAGTCTCGCATCCACTACTCGATGAAGCAAGAGTTCAAGCTCTTGAAAAATATCATCCGCGACTACACCCCGCCAACGTACAGCTACGAGCCAGAAGAAGGCGGGCGTCGTGCGAAGCAGTCTGACTACGACATGGTCGACATCATCCCAGTGAGCGACCCCAACGCTGCGACGATGGCTCAGAAAGTTGTTCAGTATCAGGCGGCTCTCCAGTTGGCGCAGACTGCTCCGCAGTTGTATGACTTGCCTCTCTTGCACCGCCAGATGCTCGAAGTGCTGGGCATCAAGAACTACCAGAAGCTCGTGCCAATTAGTGATGATATGAAGCCGCGCGACCCCGTCACAGAGAACCAGAACCTGCTCAACAACAAGCCTGTTAAAGCGTTCATATATCAGGATCACCAAGCTCACATCGCTGTTCACATGGCTATGGCCCAAGACCCTCGCATCCAGCAGATGTTGGCGCAGAGTCCTCAACTGGCGCAGCAGCTCATGGCCGCAGGCTCCGCTCACATTGCCGAGCACTTGGGTATGGAGATGCGCAAGCAGATCGAGCAGGCTATGGGCCAGACCCTGCCTCCGTACAACGAGGACGCGGACGAAGTCGATATGTCTCCAGAAATGGAGGTTCAGGTGTCTCAGATGGCCGCGCAAGCAGCTCAGCAGCTCCTGCAACAAGCTCAGCAACAAGCCCAGCAGCAGAAGAACCAGCAGATGCAGCAGGACCCACTCATCCAGTTGCAGCAGCAAGAACTTCAGCTCAAGGCCCAAGAGCAGCAGCGCAAGGCAGCTAAAGACCAAGCAGATGTCATGCTAAAGCAAGCTCAGCTGCAGATTGAGCGTGAGCGTATCAACGCGCAGCAGGAGACTGAAGGCGTGAGGATTGCAATGAAGGCACAGGCCGACAAGCAGCAGCGCGACCACACGCACGAGCAAGCTGGTTTTACGACTGGCATGGATTTGCAGAAGCACCAGATGATGCTGGCCAATCAGAAAGAGATCGCGCGGATGCAGGCCGAGAACAGGTCAAAACAGCAGAAACCCAATAAAGGTGAATGATGTACCAAACTAAACAAGCGCTGGAGTTAATAGTCCAGCAGATTGACCAGAAGGTCAAACAAATTGAGGACAACTTGGGGGCCAAAACCGCCAAGGACTACTCAGAGTACTGCGAGCAATGTGGGGTTATTACAGGTCTACTCACAGCACGTAGAAACATCACAGACCTGACAAAAAACTTGGAGAACTCGGATGAGTGAAACGCCTACGTTGGATTTGAGTCAAGCAGTCGACTTGTCGGCCTTGATGCACAAGAAAGCAGAGGAGAAGGCTAAGCAGCTACCCAAACCATCTGGTTATCGCATTCTGTGCGCTATCCCAGAGGCGGAGGAAACGATTGAAGGCACTAGCCTTCTTAAACCAGCAGAGACTATGCGCAACGAAGAGACGCTCACAACCGTCTTGTTTGTTGTTGAGCTTGGTCCTGACTGTTACAAAGATACAACAAAGTTCCCAACAGGACCTTGGTGTAAACAAGGTGATTTTGTTTTGGTCCGGCCATACGCTGGTTCACGACTGGTCATCCACGGTCGAGAGTTCCGCATTATCAACGACGACACCGTAGAAGGTATTGTTGACGATCCTCGCGGCATCAAACGCAAATAAGGAGCGCACATGCCTAAGTTTAGCGATAGCTATAAGTTCCCCGATGAGCAGGATGAGAAGGGTAAAGCTGAAGATACCCTTGATATCACCATCGAGGACGATGACGTAGAGATTAAAGTCGACGTCAAAGACGATACCCCCGCTGAAGACCGGTTCGTAGAACCCCTTCCGAACAGTATCAAAGAGGACTTGGAGAAAGCCGATGACTCTGAAGATTACTCCCACAACGTAAAGCTTAAATTCAAGCAGTACAAGAAGGCTTGGCACGACGAGCGTAGGGAGAAAGAGGCTGCACTGCGTGAGCAACAAGAGGCTTTGGCCGTTGCCCAGCGTATTCTCGACGAGAACCGCAAGCTCAAAACCGTCCTTCAATCGGGCGAAAAAGAGCTTATTTCTACATACCAGTCTAGCGCTGAGATGGAAGTCGATAAAGCCAGCCGCAACTACAAAGAAGCCTACGATTCGGGCGATTCCGATAAGCTACTTGAAGCTCAGCAGGAGATGATCCGCGCTCAGCTTAAACTTGATAAAGCAAAAAATTTCAAGCCCACTGTACAAAACGAAGAAAATGATGTACAAATCACCCCACAGAGGACTCAAAACCCTCAGATGGACCCGAAAGCTGCATCATGGGTGTCAAAAAACCCGTGGTTCGTGGATCAAAACAAACGATCTATGCGCCGGTATGCTGAAGGTGTCCACGAGGATTTGGAGGCTAAATATGGTCGAGGCTTCATCGGTACGGATGAGTACTATGCAGCGATAGACAAAGAAGTACAACGCCGATTCCCAGAAGAATTTGCAGGGGCTTCAATCAACGATGAGGACGATAAACCTCAACGTACAAAACCAAGCACGGTGGTCGCACCAGCGAAACGGAGCACCGCTCCTAAAAAAGTGGTTCTTTCTAAGACGCAGGTGGGCTTGGCAAAGAAATTTGGATTAACCAACGAGCAATATGCTCGTGAACTCATGAAATTGGAGGCCTAAAATGGCTGAAAGCAGATTACAACGCGAAATCACAAATAGAACTTCTCAAGAGCGCCCTAAGCAGTGGCAGCAGGCGGAACTTCTACCAGAACCTGATAAGGCTCCGGGCTTCGCGTACAGATGGATTCGGGTGTCTACTTTGAACAATGCTGATCCTCGTAACCTCTCCGCTAAATTGCGCGAAGGTTGGGAGGTGGTGAGTGTCGAAGAGCAACCAAAATTTAAACTGCTAGTCGATCCCAATAGCCGTTTTAAGGACAGCATTGAGATTGGCGGGTTGTTGCTTTGCAAGACTCCTTCTGAGTTTGTCGATCAACGGACGAAGCATTTCTCCGATATGACGCGAGCACAGGAAGAGGCTGTAGACAACAATTTAATGCGTCAAAGCGATGCGCGGATGCCAATCTTCAATGAGCGGAAATCCTCGACGAGCTTTGGCAAAGGAACTTAAAATCTTTTATAGGAGTCTTTCATGGCTTATCCCACTGTCGACGCCCCTTACGGCGTTAAACCGGTCAATCTGATCGGTGGACAGGTGTTTGCGGGTTCTACTCGTAATCTGCCTATCCAATACAACTACGGCACCGCGCTGTACAACGGTGATCTGGTTACTTTGTCTGCTGGCTATGTTGTGATCGCAACTTATCCCGTTAGCACCACCAATACCACGGTCGGTGTTTTCTTGGGTTGCTATTACACAAACCCCACGACCAAGCAACGTCAGTTCTCGCAGTACTACCCTGGCAACGTCACCGCTGGTGACATCACTGCCATCGTCGGTGATGATCCTGACCAAGTGATGAAAGTCGCTGTTTCCACTACCGCTGGTGGCGCAGTTATTGGTTCAGCTTCTTCAATTCTCGTTGGCGCTAACATGGCTGGCGGCACACAAACTGGCTCTGCATCTACTGGCAACAGTGGCATGTCTGTGGTCGGCGCGTCTGCTAACGCTTCTGGTGGTGGCTTCCGCGTTTTGAACTTGGTTCCCGATACACAAGTTAGCTTTTCGAGCACGTATGTGTCTGGTGGCGCACCTTCGGCAACTTCGGTTGTTGTATCCGGTCTGCCAGTGGGCGCTTTCTTGCCGATTGGCACTGACGTGTTCAACGTGGTAAATGGTCAGTTGCAGTTCACAGGTGCTACCTTGAGCGCTGCTTCTACTGTGACAACCACTGGTAATACAACTCTTACCGTGACTTCTGTAACAACTCAAGTTGCTGGTACTGTTGTATTGGTCGAAACCCCCGAAGTGTTGGTTAAGTTCAACTTCGGCGCACACCGCTACTACGTAGCATAAGGAGCTTAAATCATGGCTATTTCACGCGCACAACTATTGAAAGAGCTGCTCCCCGGCCTGAACGCTTTGTTCGGTTTGGAGTATGCACGTTACGGCGAAGAGCACAAAGAAATCTACGAAACCGAGACTTCTGAGCGTTCTTTTGAAGAAGAAACCAAGCTGTCTGGCTTCTCCGCTGCTCCTGTTAAGAACGAAGGCTCTGCCATCGCTTATGACAATGCACAAGAAGCATGGACTGCTCGCTACAACCACGAAACCATTGCTTTGGGCTTCAGCTTGACTGAAGAAGCTATCGAAGACAACTTGTATGACTCGTTGTCCGCTCGTTACACCAAAGGTTTGGCTCGTGCTATGGCCTACACCAAGCAAGTTAAAGCTGCTGCTGTTCTGAACAACGGTTTCAGCGCTGGCTATACTGGTGGTGACGGTGTTGCTCTGTTCTCCAGCGCACACCCATTGGTCTCCGGTGGTACTAACAGCAACATCCCATCTACCCCTGCCGACTTGAACGAAACATCGTTGGAAAACGCTGTTATTCAGATCGCTGCTTGGACTGATGAACGTGGTCTGTTGATCGCTGCTAAGCCCAAGAAGTTGATTGTTCCCTCCGCGCTGCAGTTCACGGCAACTCGTTTGCTGGAAACTGAACTCCGCGTCAGCACTGCTGACAACGATATCAACGCGTTGAAGAACAAC